GTCTACGAGATGGTGTGGCAAGGCGCGCGGCAATATTGGTCGGCTGGCAAGTGGGTGCGCGTTACCGATGATCTGGGCTCGATCCGCTGGGTCGGCATCAACCGCCAGGTCACGCTGCAGGACGAACTGGCGGAGATGCCCGAGCAGCAACGCGCCATGGCCATGCAGCAACTGCAACTACAACCCAACGATCCGCGCTTGCAGCAAGTGATCCGGGTGGAGAACGATATTAGCGACTTGGACGTGGATATCACCATCGAGGAGGGGCAGAGCGTGCCGACCCTGATGGCCGAGGACTTCCAGGCGTTGGTGCAGCTGGCATCCATCCAGCCTGGATTGATCCCCGGGGAAGTCCTCATCGCTGCATCCAGCCTCCGCAACAAAGACAGGCTGCTGGAGATGATGAAGGCGCACCAGCAGGCGCAGGCGCAGCAGCAACAGCAGGCCGGACAGATGGCGCAGCAGCATGCGCAAGCGACCATCCAGGGCGTGCAGGCCAAGGCCGCGGCCGACGCAGCGCTGGCCAAGGAGCGCGGCGTTAACGTGCTCTCCAAGATCCACGGCATGCACGCCGACTTCAGCGCGCCACCCTACGGCCAGCCGAACGTGGATGATAACGCGCAGCAGGCACCGCCGCAGGCGCCGGAACAGCCAGACGTGGACCCGGCTATCGCCAACGCGCAGGCGCTCGCCGGCGTTCACCACACCATGGCGCAGACCAGCGTTGAACGCCTCAAGGCTGCCAGTGAGGCCGCGCGCGCCAGGGACTTGCATATGGCGAGCGTGAAGAAAGCCGCCGAGGTCCACGCGATCATGCATCCGCCACCACCAACACAGGGAACACGCTGATGCCCGCAACAGCAACCGGTCGTGGCGCGCAGGTCGTCGTTGACCCTGGCTCCGATACCGAGCGCGCCATCCGCGGCGCCTACGCGACCACGCTCGAGGGCAACGTGCAGAAGGTCCGCGACGATGTGAACAGCGGCACGTTTCCACCCGGCAACACCACGTCGGACGGCACAACGAGCACGGGCGGCAGGGCAACCGACACAGCCACCGCGCCAGGCGGATCGGGCGTGCCACGCATCCTCAACCCGGCAGTGGCCTCGGTCGGCAACGGCGCCGACACCACCGAAGACACGCTGCAGACGTTCGTGATCCCGGCGAACACGCTCAAGAACGTCGGTGATCTGCTGCAGATCCGCGCCGGCGGCCAGATGGGTGCCACGACCGACACCAAGATCGCCCGCATCAAGATCAACGGCAACCTGATGATGCAGGTATCCGGCGCCACCGCGGGCGGCAACGTCTGGACGCTGGAGACCACGCTGCAGAAGACCGCCAACAACGTGCAGGCGTCGACCGGCGTCGGGCTGGTGCCGGGTGCCGCGATCTCTGGCACCTCTAACGCGCCCACCATCACCGATACCGCGCCGATGACCCTGACAGTTACCGGGCAGAACACCACCAACTCCGTCGCTGGCTCGATTACCTGCCGGTTCCTGATCGTGGAGCTGACCCCCGCGTAGCTACACTGAGCTGACGGCCAAGAACTCCACCAGGTGAGGCCGGAAGGTGGCGCTCCGCGATCGCTGACGAACCGAGCGCGGAGTCGACCACAAATCACATACATCTGAGGACAACCCATGGCGTTGATACGAGGCCGCGGCCCCCAGGTCATGCTGGAAGGCTACGCCCGCACCGTGGCGCGCGGCGCCGCCGGCCGGACCATGCGCGACAACATCGCGGCATGGGATGCGCTGGTATCTGCTGGGTTGGTGGCCGATGGCAGCACGGTTGACGGCTCCTCGAGGACCGGTGGCCAGCCCTACGATGCCGTGGTTGCGCAATTCCCGCACGAGCCGCTCTCGGCGTGGGAGGTTCCTGCGCCCCTGCTGCAGGGCATCGGCGGCGGTAGCGGCCTCGGTGTGTTCGATGTCACCGTCATAGGTGCCGATCCGACCGGCGTCCTCGACAGCGCGCCGGCGTTCAATGCTGCCATGGGATCTAACCGGATCGTCTACATCCCGCCCGGCACCTACCGGTTTGCCTCAACCCAGCCGCCACCGGCCCCGTATACACACCCGCATCCATGCTGCGTGCTGATCGACAGCTACTATAATTTCGTGGTCACCGGCTACGCCGCCACGATCGTTGTGGACGACGGCGTTGCGCTGTCCGAGGCGTTCCTGATCGCGCGGTGTCATGACTTCATATTCGAGGGCCTCACCATCCAGGGCACCCGCAAGTCACTGACGATTGTCGCGCAGATCAACGTCGGACTGATGGGGCATAGCTGGGAGCGGTTTCTAATCCAGGATCTGCACTTCACCGGCAATTTCGGTCATAGCGGTGCAGGCATCGACGGCGACTGGATCGTCAACGGGACGTATCGCAACATCGTTATGGACGCCGTAGGTTTCGGGTTCGATATGGCGTACCTATACAACGTCATATTCGAGAACATCAGGGTGCGCGGCTCGGACGCGCATTTCGATGCCACGATCCCAACGCTGCCCGGCGGCCTTGGCCTGTCCATCATCGTTGATCCGCCGAATGCGACCTACAACTTCACCTCGGTGCCATTCACCGAGACCGAGTTCGTCACCGTGCGCAATTGCGACTTCGTCAACATGACGGCTGGGTTCAAAACCACCACCGGCAAGCACATCACACTCATGGGCAACCGGTGGCATGACTTCCCTGGCCATCTCGCGACCTCGGCCAGCGGGACGGTGCAATTCACCGGCACGCCAGGTGTGACCGTGCCTATCGGCTCTGCGGTAGCGCGAACGTCCGACAGCGGGGCCTATACCTCGACAGCCGATGCCGTGGTCGGTGCAACCGGCGTGGTGCTGGTGCCGATCATTGCCAACACCACAGGTACCACAACAAACAGCGCAATCGGCACCGCGTTTACGCTCAGCGCACCACCGCCAGGTGTGTCGAGTAGCGGCACCGCCTCCGTCCCGATTGAGGGCGGCTACAGCATCACGACACCAGCCGGCATCATCATCAGCTACGACGCGGTCAACGGGCAGGGCGTGGCGCCGCAGCAAATCGAGGTGCTAGGCGATGTCGTCACCAACGTGGGGTATCTGCAGGCTGGCTATGGCCTGCTGCTCGGGGATGTCTCGGTCATCCCGCCCGATCAGATCAAAGACATCCTGATTAGCGGTTGCCTGTTCGACAACAACTACCACGTCGGCATCGCGTCCAATACGTCCTCGCCCAGCATCGCTAATATCCGCATCATCGGTAATTCGTTCACTGGCGCCGCGCAGACCACGGCGGTGGGCGTCAACACGCTGGCTGCAGCGGTGATGCTCTATAATGGCGAGACCGGGTTGCAGATGAACAACGGCAATCTGATCTCGTTCCTCGATACCGGGGGCTTTCCGGCGACGATCGGCGCCGAGCCTGGCCCTGGCGGGTCGGTCAATTCGCTGGTGATCGGCGGGACAGACAGCGGGGGCGGCGTGCGCAATTTCATGGTTGCTCCGCTGACCAGCGACACGTCGATACCGTATTTCCCGCAAGGGGTCCGTGTCAGTTCCGTGGCTGGCGCGTCGTGGGAGGGCGGTCCAGGCGTACCCACGGCAACCCGCAACGTCGGCTCGCTGTGGTCGCGTACTGACGGTGGTGTGGGGACGACGCTCTACGTCAGCCGCGGCGGCGGCACCTGGAACGCTGTCGCTGGCGTCTGACGCCAACACCGAGGAACAATCATGGCTGAGAACCCACCCAACGCGCAGCTCGATGCGTTCCTGTCTGGCGCGCCCGAGCCAGAGCCGCAGCAAGCACCGCCAGCTGCACCGGAACCCAAAGCGCCAGAGCCACCCAAGGGGCCACCAGAACCTCCTGCTGTCGAGCCTGACGATGATGGGGAGCCACCGGAACCAAGCCCTGGCGAGCCTGTGGTGCCTCGGCGTGCGTTGGAGGACGAGCGGCATAAGAGGCAGAATTACGTGGCGCAGGCCGCCAAGTTCGAGGCCGAGCGCGACATGCTCGCCAAGCAGCTCGAGGAGCTGAAGAAGGCGCCGGCACCACCGGTTCAGCTCCAGCCCCAGCCGCAGTATCAGCCGATCGACCCGGCGCAGGACCCGGCCGGCTACCACGCGCGCATCCAGGGTGTACTTTTGAATGAGCGGCTGAATATGTCCGAAATGATGCTGCGGAAGGAACTGGGCGCGGAGAAAGTGGACGCCGCCATCGCTGAGTTCAAGCAGCACGCCGCAGCCGATCCCCGGCTGTATACACAGCTATATCAACAGACCGACCCGTATGGCTGGATGGCGAACGAGGTCGAGCGGTTGGGGCTGATCCGCAAGGTCACCACCGATCCCGCCGGCTACGAGGCCGAGCTACGCGCCAAGTGGGAGGCGGAGGCCAATGGCACCGCGCCTGCACCGCGGGTATCGCCGGCCGCCAAACTGCCGCCCAGCCTCGCCAACGTGCGCAGCGCATTGCCGCGCAGCTCCAGCGCCTACACCGGGCCGCAGAGCCTGGACGACATCCTGGGCCAGCGCGCCACCACGAGGCACTGAGCCAACACAGATCGCGGGGCTTGCAGGCGCCATCGCCTCGTCTCGCCACGATCCACACCGCCGCCGGGTGCGACCGCAAGGGTCGATGACGGGCGCGAGAAGGCTGCCGCCGGGCTTAACGGGCGTTCTGGAAACGAAAGGAGCCTACTAAGCTAGGAGTGACGGCCAATGGCCGACCCGAACATCACGGCAGCCAGACCAGGTCTGACGCCGACTATCTGGGACGATCAATACTTCTCAGAATACGTGCGGACCAATCAGTTCTCGAGGTATTTCGGCACCTCGATGGACAGTATGATCCAACTAAAGGACGACCTAACCCGCAAGAATGGTGACAGCGTCGTATTCGCCACCGTCCGGAGACTTATCGGAGCCGGCGTCTCAGGCAACACGATCCTCGAGGGCAATGAGGAGCTGCTCAACGCCCGCTCGCTGAAAGTCACTGTCGGCGTGCTGAGGCATGCGGTGGCGGTCAGTGAATGGGACGAACAGAAGTCGGTCATCGACCTGCGGAATGCGGGGCGCGATGCGCTGATGACGTGGGAAAAGGAGCGCATCAGGAACGACATCATCTCGTCCCTCGGTGCGATCACCGCCGACGCCAACACCACGGTCACCTACGCTGCGGCCACTGCGGCACAGCGCAACTATCACCTCGTCAATAATGCCGATCGCACGCAGTTCGGCATTGCCGTCAGTAACGGGGTGTCGGGTGTCTACGCCACAGCGCTCGCCACAGTGGACAACGCGGCGGACAAGATGAGCGCGTCGATGCTTACCCTGGCCAAGCGCCGCGCCCGTCTGGCCTCGCCGCACATCCGGCCTATCAGGGTGAATAATGACGAGGAATGGTTTGTCGTTTTCATGCCGAGCTTGCCGTTCCGCGACCTGATGCAGGACACAACGATCATCCAGGCGATGCAGTATGCCTGGGATCGCGGTGCCAATAACCCGCTCTTCACGTCGGGCGATATCTTGTACAATGGCCTGATCATCCGCGAGATCCCGGAACTGCCGGTGCTGAAAACCACCGATCCTGGCGGCTCCACGATCGACACCGCCGCGTCCTACCTGT